TTAACCGTGCAGCTGCACAAACTTATCCCACAGCGCATCGCGTGATTCGATGTGCTGTGGATCAATGACGATCGTGTTATCAATCGGGCAAACGCGCTGACAGGTTGGAAGATCGTAATGACCCACGCACTCCGTGCAGCGGCTCACATCAATTTCATAGATTGCCTCACCCATCGTAATCGCCTGGTTCGGGCATTCAGGTTCGCACATATCGCAGTTAATACAACGCTCAGTAATTAATAAAGCCATATCAGTAATTTGCTTTCAATTGTTGGTTAAATCAGTGACTTACAATCTGTCAGTAAAACGCACATTGCAAACTGATGTGTATATTTATACAGTATTAAACCTGTTGAGGAACGATGTGGCGTAACACAAAACCGCAACACAACCCCTAAACGCCATGCTTTTTGCCCCCATGTGTGAGCATGAAGTAAGAAGCGCGAAAACACAGGTTTCCGAGATGACGAAGACAGTAACACAAACCGCCAGCACAAAGCTTGATGCCGCGTATGCCGCAGCAGAACAGCAATGGGAAAAATGCAAGCCGCCTTACACAAGCTCACACATGCGTACCTGTGTTACGGCAGCGAAGACAATCCTTACTCGGCTGGGGCTTTCACGCCGATCCAAGTATGAAAAAGACAGTTTTTTGCGTTTCGATTTTAACAAGGCTGGCAAGGTCACTATTTACGCCGAATTCCCAAAAAAAATGAACGTCAAAGGCCAGCGCCTGGGAGAGTGGCCCGAACTCACATTACCCATCGCCCGGGAGAAAGCCGCTGAGCTTGCTGAGGGTGGTTTAAAAGCTGACTCTGTTATTCATGTCATCGAATATTACGAAGCTGATTTAGCCGCAAAGGTGAAACGCCATAAGCTGGGGGAGGGGAGCTATCAAACCTATCTTTGCCTGTCGAAGGTGGTAAAGCAGGCATTCTCCGATCGCGAAGTGTTCAGTTCGGTAACTTATCAGCGCCTGGTGAAAGTTCTGGATGAATGGATATCCACGAAAACGAACAACCATGCGCTTGAGCTTTTCGCTGAGCTACGCCGCATATGGAAGTACGGTGCGCCGGTATACTGCAATGGCCGGAACGTGGCCGCCAGTATACCGGATGATTATGTATCGTCGCGGGTGCAGCGCCCAACGCCAACAAAACTTTTTACCGATATAGAGTCAATCGCCAGGCTATGGATAAACATGGCCGGGGCAACATCGATACACCAGAAAAACGCCATTCGCTACATGATCCTGACAGGCGTCAGGCCAATAAACGTCACTAACCTGGAGTGGCGCTTTATCGATGATGACCTTAACGTGATCACTTACCCGGCTGGCGTGATTGGCACGCGGGGCGCAATGAAGACGCAAAAAGAATTTGCTATACCGGTTACGCCAGAAATAAAGACGATACTCATTGAACAGCGGGAATGGCGCGATGCCGTCAGCGACTGCAATAAGCAGTTTGTTTTCCTGCAGCCACGCAATCCTATGGAAGCCTTCTCAAAACGCTCTCTCGATAAGCTGATAAAGGATTACAGCCCTGACAATGCAGTGAAAGGGATAAGGCATGACGGCACCGTTAAGGGCCGTTCTGGTGCGTTTAACACGATGTGCCGCAAGTTTCTCAAGAGTAACGTTATCGCTCAGATGCGGGCACAGGGTTTCTCACGTTCTGACACGAAAGAGATAAGCATGCTGTGCATGCACCACTCAGACAAAGAAAGCGATCCGATGGCTGAGCACTACGACTTTTCGGACGAGATTTTGAAGGAAGAAATGACGCTCAAGCGCCAGGCTTTTACCGCGCATGAGGACAGCATAATGGCACAGGTTGCGCTTTTTAAGCGGAAAGGTAATCACTGAAAGGAGGCTTTATGAGTAGCTGGATGTTTAACAGGCATGGCAAACCAGTCGTTATCTATGACGTCACAAACATTCGTGATCCGAGGGGGCGGCTTATAGCCTGGATAAGTGGAAGTAATGTCTATTCTTTGCAGGCAAGGCATATAGGTTGGTTTGATGGCGGGGTTATCTATGACAGCAAAAATAAAGCGCTTGTTTTCCTGTCGAATGCCACCGGACACCTTCCATATCGTCCCGCAATGTCCGGCACTCCGGGCTTACCTGGTTTATCTGGCATACCTGGTAGGCCGGGATTCCCCGGCGCACCTGGCAGGCCTGGATTTAGCGGATGGTCTGATGAGGATGCGCTGACATACCTCAGTAAGTAGCCCCACACAGCCGGATAAACTCCTTCACGTTGGCATAGCGGTATCTTACAACGCGATACGTGATCCGGATTGGCGCTAATGCCTTTTTATGTCGGTGGTGATTATTCCAGTCTCTCAGCGTTTTTGGAGTAATCCCGCCGATGATTTTGCAAACCTCTTCGGGTTTCAGCAAATCCTCATCATCATACTTCGATTTCATGCGCTCCCCCATCACACAGCTCCTATCGCTTTCTGCACGACTGCATAGCTACGCTTACGCGGCTTTCTTTTCTTCTGGATGCTGGCCGGCACAACTTGCGGTGCATCCGGTTTAGGAGCCACCACGCCGTTACGCATGTGTCGCTTCTGGTTCATCTGCCACACAATGCGCTGTGAGTAATCGCGGCCGTCATCTACTTTTACGCCGGTGTTAGTCAGCGCTTCCTGAATTTCTGCCTTATCGAGATCACGCACTCCAGTTCCCCTCCACAGTCGCGCCCATGTCCGAAACCATGCTTTCCCAAAATGAAATCCCTGTCGGAGTTAACGCTCCCCCGTCACTCACACACTTACCAAGCGTTGCCAGTCCGATAGCTTCCCAACCCTGATAGTTAACTTTGAACGCCTCAAGGCAATAGCTGCCTACAAGCTGGCGCATGCCAGCAATGCCGCCGATGACTTCAACTTTTAAAGGCTCGCCATGAACAGCGGTGTAGAAGTAATCTCCGCCGTTCTCCGCTTTAACGTGATGATAGAGATCCGCGGCATAGCTGTTAGCCAGGGCATTGAGGCGGAAGTTTTTAGTCATCACTTTCATTTGGTAGCCTCCGGCGTGTAAGTGGCTTTATCGTGGCTGTACTCACCATTCCATGACTTTTTCATTGGCAGCTCGCCTTTCATGTAAAGCTGATAAAGCCGGTGACAGCCTTTCTCCAGCAGGACAGGGGAGTAACGAGTAAAGCTTTCCATGCCGTGCGGCGTGACCTGTGTCTGGTCTTCCGTCAAATACTTATCCCTGGCGTAACTGGCGACACGCCAGCGCGGGTCTTTCTCCGGATCACGCTGTTCGTTGAAAACCCAATCACGCTCGAAAGCCCACCACATCATTTTGCTGATGTTGACGCCATTCAGCCCTTTGCAGAAAGCCGGGATAGTCATTCCTTTGGTGAAATGTTTCTCAAGGCTCTCTACCGTAGCGGTCAGTGCGATGTTTGCACCAGTAAGCCGCTGGTTATCCTCGGAGTAGTTCATCAAAAGGCCACGTAACGTTGCCGGATCACTGAGCATGCGCATTGCATCGACAGGGGAAGGGTTTTGCATCTCTTCCAGCTTATCGACCAATGACCGGCGAACAGCTTTTGACTCACGGGCTGCAACACGCATTGCCTGCTTAATCTGCATGTTGATCGCTTCTGTTGGGCGTCCGCCGGTAACGCCAGAGGGTTTTACGAAAGTTTCGTAAAACTCCCCCTCCAACTCATCTTTGATACGCGCAACAAAGTCATTATTGCGGATCGGCTTTTCACCGCATTCTTTGCGGGCATCATTGACCATCGACAACAGGTTATGACTGTCGATCATCTGCGACGACATGCCACCTACCGGCAGCGGGTTAGGCATGGATAATTCATTTTTCATGCTTTGTTCTCCTGAATAGCGGCGACATGCTTACGTAGTGCCTTTTTGAATTTCTTTTGGTTGCAAACCGAGCAGTAAAGCTCTGCGAGCTTCGGGGCCAGCCAGATGTCCCCGGTTTCTTCGTCAACGCGATATTGCGCGGGCCCGTCTTTGATGATCTCCTGCACCATCGGCAGGGCGATAAATTCTTCTGGCGAATAGATGCGGCTTTTATTTCGCTGGTGCTTAGTCACTGGCACCTTGTGTCTAGACTCAGCAGAAAACACATTGGCGTTATTTTGGTTAGCCATAATCAGCCCTAAGTGAATTACAGGGTTATCATCAGTTTCCGAGCGGCTATCTTTTAGCTTTCTGATGATTTCAATAAACATGTCATCGAAGAAATCACTAAACCAGCAGTAACCCTTAGCTTCTTTCTCCGCTTCGTTACGTGTGTAAAAATGGTAAACAGAGATATATTTATCCTCGCTTTCTTCCAGCAAAGTTTTCTCAACGTGAACCTTTAACGCGCTCTCAAGCATTTGTTGATTAATGACAAAGTTATAAATTCCACTTTTGAATATGTGCTTATCTTCAACCTTTCCCCACCTTTCAGCGCATTCAATTAAATAGCGCAGAGCAACATTCGCCCTCATTGCACTGCATACGCATTCAGACCATTCCTGCATTTCTTCTGGCGAAAGAGAGCCCTTCCCATAGCGGTTCTTATCCAGCATCCACGCAGGAGGATTAAACGTGCCGTTCGAGCGCTTTACCAAACCCTCCAGACGCTCAACCAATCTTGCTACGTTAGCTTTTTCGATGTCGTTCATTTCCCATCCTTCGCGCCGTTGTATGTTTCATGCGTCATTAACTGCCAGTCTTTGCCGTTATTCCGCGACAGCAAACGCCAACGCGGATTAACTGCCAGACTCAGGAAGCCGGTACTGCGAATGCGACAGGCGAATATCCGGCGCTTCCTGTACTGCGATAATTTCTTCGTTGCCTGAACGATTACCCATTCAGGCGCTTTAAAGGTGGTCAGGCTCATTTATCTACCCGCTGATAAAAAGCCTGCTCTATAAGGTTCTCCAGCAGACCAGATATAAACTGGCTGCCAATCGTGGTTAACTTTTCATAACTGCGAGTCAGGCAACAGCTGTAGTGAGATCTGATCGCTATCTCTGCATCATCGAGTGACGCATTGGCAAACGCTGGCGTTTCGAACATTTTGATAAGCGCTTTTTTGAGGATTTCAGAGTCAAGTTCGAGAGTGGTTACGGAGCCATCAGGCAACCGCACAGGCTCCATATTTCCACGCGCCGACACCTCAGCCATCTTTGCGGCAATTAAACGTTTACGGTTACGCTCAAGGATGCTTGTCATTAGCCAATTCCTTCTTTAGTCCGTCTTCACAAAACCAGTGCAGCTCACAGCTAAGGTTGAGTGCCAGACCAGTTAACACGTCATTTTCATGGTCAGATAACTTAGCCCGGTTTATTATCTGAATAAGCACGTTCAATTGTTCAGAGGTGCTTTTCGCTTCTTCGAAATTATCAATTTTCATCACTTCACCTCATACGCAGCGCGGAGGAATAAATTTGCCAGAACGTCATGGCCGGATTTGTGTAGTAGAACTGCACGAATATATTGCGGGTTGGCTCGAATTCGCTTCATGCTTTCACCCCATACCGTGGGTTTTAAGTTCCGCCATCATAAAACTTACTGCCGGCCCAATCGCAGCCTTGAGCGTCGCAGAAATAGCTATTATTTCATTGTCTTCAAGCTTATTTGGATAGCACTCTAAAAGGCCCAATATAACCTGTACGCCATAAGCTGCATTTGCCGCATCCTGGAAGCCATCCATTTCTTTATCTGTCATTTTCATTTTCTTTCCACCTTATCCAATGCACTGCTGAGACTTTCAAATGCGGACATTCCCGCAGTAGTTGACACCCCAATGATTGCAACGATGTCAGAAGCATCTTTTGAACCATCATAATTTCTGTATGCAAACTCTAGGGCGGAGAATGCATCACAAATCTGATGCATCCGTTTTTTAACTTCTTTCATTTGTTCTTCATTCATATAAAACTCCAAACAATTTGAATGAGCGAATCCTCAGCGAATTCGCTTTAAAATAAACTTTTTGTTATTTGATTAAATAGTGAAATGTTTCATCTGAAATAATTACGCTCATAGCTTCTTTGCTTATCTCTTCCTTCTTATCCCAAGCACATATGAGATAGGCTATATTTTTATGCTTTTTATACATTGCTCTTAAATCATGAATTAGGAGCGTTTGTATTTGATACGTAAATTCAGTGTCAGTACGATAGAAATGAGGAAATACATTTTTGTTATCAACAACAGGGAATTCAAATATCTCTCCGTCATTACATCTCACGGATACTGATTCACACTCGATAACATCAGTTGGTAGGTTTTTCATCTCAAAGACTCCGCTATTTGCCGTTGAGAGAAATATAACTCGCGGTTCTTATTATGTAAACACCGCAGGTTATTTAAAATAATAATTTGCGGTTATAGAGTTGATTTATAAGGTAATATTTTTTCAAATAAATTTTGATGGGATTTTTAGGCACAAAAAAACCCGGCTAGCCGGGTTAAATGAAAGGATTCTTAGGTTAGACCAGTAGCATTGTCGATTGCACAGCCACGCCGATGATCCTGCAGTTACCGTTGATGGATACCATAGGCCATTGAGGGTTAAGGCCTTTTAGATACTTCTGGCCGCCATCAATGACTAATTTTTTGAATGTTGCTTCATTGTAATCATCAAGCTTTGCAATGACTAAGCTACCATTCAATGCTTCTCGCCCCGTATCAAAAAGCACGTAAGTACCCTCTGGGATACTCATTCCCATTGGTGCTGTCATCGAGTCGCCTTCAACCTTAAGCCAAAAGCCATCGCCTTGAATGTGCGCGTTTGACTCAAGCCACTGATCAATATCTTTAAGCGTGTATGGTTCACAAGCCTCTGCCCATGCTCCAGCCTGAACCGAGCTGATAACTGGGTACTTTCTCCCCGGTTCATAGTGTCCTGCAAATTTTGCGTTTGCATATGTGAGGCTTTCAACTTCCTTGGCTAGTGAGGGGCTGAACTGCTTAACCTCGACACCTAAGATTGTAGCAATCTCTAATGCCCTTTTTAAATTGAGGGCGTTTCTACCTGCAAGAATCTGGGCAATGGCGCTCTGGCTGACCCCCAACTTTTCTGCAAGGGATTCCTGTGAAAGACCAAGCTCTTTTTTTTTCATGTCATATATGCGTCTGAGGCGCGATGCATCCTCAAGCTGCTCAGGGCTTAACGGTTTCTTTTTCATTATCAATCTCCAATTTCCCTCAAAAAATATCACCGCAGGGAATAATAATCAATAACCGCAGGTGTTGCAATAAAAACAACCGCAAGTTATATTTGTCTCCAGAGGTGACTAATGAAAACACTAACTTTGAAAGAATTCGCTGAAGAAGTGAGTCAGGCAAAAGCAGCCGTCAAGCTTGGAGTGCGTCAAAGCGCTATCAGTAAAGCGATCCGAACTGGTAGAAACGTCACAGTCAGCATTTCCCCTGATGGTTCAGTTAAAGCACAAGAAATTAAAGATTTTCCATGTCTGCGCAGGGATGTTGAAGACTGCGCGAGGGTTCCAGAATGAGCATGGAATTGATGGTAAAAGCCATGAAAACCAAAGTGGGTAATCCGCTCCGAAAGCTGGTTCTCATTAAGCTGGCAGATAACGCTAATGATCAGGGGGAGTGTTGGCCGTCTTATCAGCACATCGCTGACCAATGTGAAATTGGCCGCTCGACAGTAAAAAGCCACGTGAGAGCACTGGAAGACATGGGAATGCTTCGCAGAGAGTTTCGCCGTAATGGGGAGCTTAACCAGTCCAATATGTACCGAATCTTTCTCAGCGATAAATCCTCCGAAGGTAATTCTGTGAGTGGGGCAGGAGCTGACCTAGGTCATGATTTGCCCGAGGTGGGGCAGGAGCTGTCCGGGGGTGGGGCAGGAGCTGACCTAGGGGGTGGGGCAGGAGCTGACCCCAGAACCAGTCACTCTTTTGAACCAGTCAATGAACCAGTCAATGAACCTAAATTAAATGGCACACAGGCTACCGCCAGTGAGCCGAAGAAGGCTTCAAAGGCTCAGTTTTCAGATGATTTCGAATCTGCCTGGAAAGCCTATCCAAAGCGTGCCGGCGGTAACAATAAACAAACCGCCTGGAAAGCCTGGTCAGCACGTATCCGTGAAGGCGTAACAGCTGCTGATATGCATTCAGGCGTTCAGCGCTATGCAGCTTTCATCACTGCAACCGGTAGGACGGGTACAGAGTACGTCAAACAGGCGGCTACGTTCTTCGGCCCGGATCGCCATTTCTCTGACAGCTGGACAGCGCCCGCGCCGCAACCATCCCGCAACACAGCGATGAGTAATCACCACGGTTTTGACCAGCGCGACTACGGCCAGACACAAACCCCGGATTGGTACGATGGAGATCAGGAATGAACCAACGACAGAACCAGATTTATAACCTCAAATTGAAAGCTGACGACCTCAACGCAGAGTTGGCTTTTACCCGGGGTGAAATATCTTACGCTGACCGCATTTTTGACCAGAAAGAAACCCTGACGACCATCTGTGATGCGCATGGTGAATACTCGCAACACCGTATCTGGATGAATTCATTTGGTGGCCGCATCGCTGAGAAGCGTTCACGCTGTCCGGCTTGTGTTGCTGCCAGCTTGGAAGAGACACACGCCAGCAGAAAGGCGCTGCAGGTAGCGCTGCTTACCGACAATGCAAGCATTGCTGAGCGCTTCGACGGCTGCACGCTGGAAAACTATGTCGCCGTGAATGACAAGGCAAAGCGCAACCTCGGCATGCTGAAAACATACGCCAAGCGCTGGCCCGACATGTACAAAGCCGGTACTAGCCTGATCCTCAGCGGTAAGCCAGGTACCGGTAAAAACCATCTGGCGGTAGGCCTGGCTAAAGCTGTTATCGCCGAACACCAGGCATCTGTGCTGCTGACCTCTGTTCTGAAAATTATCCGTGCCGTTCGCCGCAGCTGGGGTAAAAACGCCGAGTACAGCGAAGAGGAAGTAATCGCGATGTACACGGACAAAGACCTGCTGATTATCGATGAGATTGGCGTTCAGTACAGCTCCGACTCGGAAAAGATCACCCTGTTTGAAATCCTGAACACGCGCTATGAGCGCATGCTGCCAACGGTGATGATTAGCAACCTGACGCCGGAACAAATCTCAATGGCAATCGGTGATCGCCTGACTGACCGCATGGTTGAGGGGCAAGGCACCACACTGATTTTTGATTGGGAGAGTTACCGCAGCCAGAAAGGAGCCCAATCTGCATGAGCAAAGTGATGTGGCGTGATCAGGACATGGAAGCCGCAGTAATTGGTGCAATGTTTTTGCGCGGCGCTGACGCAGAGGTGATGGAGGTGATCACCTCTCTGCCAGAATCCGCATTCAACTTTACGCAGTACAGGGAAATATTCAGGGCGATTGTCTTACATGCCAGAAAGACAGGCGTGATTGACCCGATCCTGATTGGTGAACAGTTGCCACAGCACCAGGAGGTGATAACGGGTACTGGCCGCATGGCATGGGCTAAGTCATCCCTCAAATCATACAGTCAGCAGCTTATGCGCAATGCCAACCTCCGTGATGCGCAGGCTGTGCTGGGTAACGCTCTCAGTCGCCTTGAGGCAGCACACAACAGTGAGGCAGGGATTGCCATTCTCGATGAGGTTAAATCCGCTGTAAGCGCCATTCAGACGGAATCAGAGGTAATCAGGCCGGTGGCTATTGATGACCTTCTCCCTGGCATCATCAGCCGTCTTGACAACGGGCTCAACCCCGAATTTCAAACGCGCACACTGATGACCGGCATCGAAGAACTGGACAATGCAACCGGTGGACTTGACCAGACGGATTTGATTCTGCTGGCCGCTCGTCCTTCGATGGGTAAAACGGAAATGATTTTAGACATCACCGACAAGGTGACAGCCAGCGGCGCAGGCGTTCTGTTTTTCAGTATGGAAATGAGCGACATCCAGATCGCAGAAAGACACGTTGCCGCCGCTGGTGGTCTGTCTGCTTCAAAACTTAAATCGCCTGAAAAACTGGAAGAGGAAGATTGGGCGAGAATATCTAACGGCGTTGGTCAGATGACTGGCCGGAAAATATGGATCGTGGACGCGAATGATTTAACGGTTGACCAGATTAAAAATATTGCCGTTCGCCATAAGCAGGAATACCCGGAAACGGCGCTTGTAGCCGTCGATTACCTCCGACTGATTAAGTTGCAGGGCAATGGCCGTCACGATCTGGAAGTTGGGCAGGTTTCAAAAGGGCTTAAGTCATTGGCGAAAACTAACCGCACGCCAGTAGTCGCACTAAGCCAGTTATCGCGCAGCGTTGAGAGCCGCGCAAATAAGCGCCCGGTAAACGCCGACCTGAAAGACTCAGGAGAAATCGAGGCAGACGCGGACATTATCATGATGCTCTACCGCGACGAGGTTTATAACCCTGAATCACCGGCTGCTGGCTTAGCTGAAATTAATATCACGAAGAACAGGAATGGCCCGTTATCAACGATTTATCGCCGGTTCTACAACGGTCATTTCCACGATGTTGATCAGGACGAGGCGCGGTCACGCAGTATCGCATTTGACGATCGTAACTCAGGCTCTAAACGTTATTCCAAAAGAGGAGCGGCATAATGCGGGACATTCAACAGGTGCTTGAGCGTTGGGGTGCGTGGTCATCAACAGGTGGCGATAACGTAGGGTACTCAGCCACAGCCGCCGGGTTTGGCAGATTGCTGCCAGCCAGTGGCAAGAGTCGCCCATCCTGCACAGACGGCGATGGGCTGATTTTAAATAACTGCATGGCGCTGCTGAATAAAAATAACGAGGACATGTATCAACTGCTGGTGGATTATTATATCGCCCGCCGCACGTTTATGTGGCTGGCCCGTAAACATCACTGCTCAGATGGTCATATCGGCAAGAAACTGCAAAAGGCTGAGGGCGTTGTAGAGGGCATGCTGCTGATGATGGATATTAAACTGGAAATGGACAGATATATTAAGCGAGAGCCAGAAGTAAAAAAGACCGCTTAATTGTTTACGTACGTAAAAAATCATATATTCTGCTAAGAGTGGTCACTACGCCACGCAGCTTAACACCGAAAGCCTCGCAAATTAGCGGGGCTTTTTGTTTCTGTTTCGCCCTGGGCAGACGTGCCAGGCAGTTAATCGCAATAGCGTCAGGGCGGCCAAATAAAAAGGCCGCACAAGGCGGCCAGTAGAGACGAAGGAATCCGGTCAGATATTGGAAAGCTCTTTCCGCGCCGCTTCTGCGATGAAATGGCTACGGCTGGAATAACGTGAGTTTTTGCCCACTGCCTTGTCGATTTTATCAATTAAAAGTTGTGGCATGGTGATGTTGATGCGCTCAAATTTACCCTGATATTTGGCAATGTCGATATCAACGCAGATTAACATCACTTTGTTGCCGTGCCTGTTGATAGTCCCTGAATCAATGTCAGGAATAGGGTTGCTCTCAGGAATCGGAAAGCCTTTCTCAGCCGAAAGCTCAAAGTGTGCTTCGAGGGCTGACTCAGCCTCGATAAACGCTTCCTTGAGATTGTCGCCAGCATATGAGCATCCATCAATGCCGGGAAATGTACCGCTGGCTGACCCGTCGAGAGTATCGATTTCAACGACACCGTAATAGATCATAAGCACTCCTCATAAAGAGCGCCCTTGCGGGCGGCTCCTGATTATTTAAGTCTCGCATCCTTCAAGATTTGATGAACCGTGCCGATTTTCAAATCCTTCTTAGGGTGCGGAACCGTTATTACAAAAGAGAAATCAGGGTGACTAAACTGGTGATGACTTCCTTTCACTCGTTCAAGTTGCCAACCGTTTTTCTCCAACAGCTTTATCAGTTCCGAACTCTTCAAGCTTCCTCCGTCTCGCTAACTGATAACTGAATTATACACACCATACACATTGAATCAATATATAAGTGTGTATCGTGTGTATTTAATTATTTCCCTACTACTCACAGCTTCCGTTAACCCACGGAGGTGATCACATGGTCAAAACTATGCCTGACAAAATTGCATCTGCACTTTCCTACGGCACGTCAGGCGGGCTTATTGTTGGCGGCTGGCGTGGCTGGTTTGAATGGTTCCACGGTCTGGACTGGAACTTTATCGGCTTATCCAGTGGCGTGTTGCTGGGTATCGCAACGTTTGCGGTGAATGTTTATTACAAGCGCCGCGATGATGCCCGTAAAGAGTCCGCGCATTTGTATGACCGCGAACAGGATCGGCTTCGTACTGAGGCAATCCAGCATCTTGCAGAGAAATCAACGAAGCTAAACGCCAGTGATGCGCCAGCAGTCATTGCCGCAATTAACACAACCATTAAAAGCGTGGACGGTAAACATGGCGATGTCTCCGAGGCTTAAAAAGAGTCTCAGCGCTGCAATGGTGGCCCTTATAGCTGGTGGTGCCTCCGCTCCTGTACTGATGGATCAGTTTCAGCAGGAAAAAGAGGGTTCAAGCCTCATTGCTTACGCTGACAATGGCGGCATCTGGACGATATGCGGTGGCGTGACGCGCGTTAATGGCAAGCCGGTAGTAAAGGGCATGCACCTGACAGCTGACCAGTGCCGCGCTATCGACAGAGCAGAACAGGCCAAAGCGTTAGCCTGGGTAGATAAAAACGTTCACGTACCGCTGACAGAGCCGCAGAAGGTTGGCATAGCGTCATTCTGTCCGTGGAACATCGGCCCCGGTAAATGCCTTCCATCAACGTTCTACCGCAAGTTAAACAGCGGTGATCGCAAAGGCGCATGTGCAGAGATAAAGCGCTGGATATTCGACGGCGGGAAAGATTGCCGCATTCGCTCCAATGGCTGTTACGGGCAGGTTATCCGCCGTGACCAGGAATCAGAGCTTACCTGCTGGGGGCTGGATCAATGACATGGCTAAAAGCAAATGTGCAGCTGGTGCTGGCTTTAATGCTGGTGGTGCTGGTGGCCGCCCTCCTGATTGCAGTGATGTACTACCGAAACCTTTCTGTGAGAGCGGAGACACAACGTGACCAAGCCCTACAGCAGCAAAAATCAGCGGAGGCTGTCACCGCTAACGTTATCTCTGCCGTCCGACTGTTTAACGACATCGCAGAATCCACACGAAGCGACAAGCAGAAAGCCACAGAAGACAGTGAGCAGCGGATCGTTTATATCCGTGAAGCCGTTAAGGGCGATAAGTGCGCTGTTATGCCTGTTCCTGTTGCCGCTGCTGACAGCCTGCGGGCGCACAGAAACCAGATACGTACAGGTGCCGGCGGTAGCGATACCAGCAGAGCTAACCGCTGATTGCCCGGTGCCGGAAGTACCCGACCCGCTGACATGGGGTAGCAGTCTGGACTTAACCGAACAGCTGTTAACCGCGCTGGAGAACTGCAACAAGGACAAGGCCAGCATTCGCAAAATCGAATTATCCCGACAAGGTAAATAACTCATGAGTGAAGCAAAACCGCAAGACGGTAGCACGGTTAAAGGCTACCGCACTTTGTCACATGGTGAAGTTGGCAAGATGAATCAGTTTAAAGAACTGAGCCGCCAGTTTATCGCGATGATGCGTGAGCATGGCAACGATCTCAGCCAGCTTCCACGTGATGACTTTCCTTTCGATAACGATGCATACGATTGGTGCAGGGAAGCGGAAACCGCAATGAAGAAAGCATGCATGTATGCCTGTCGTGCCGTAGCCCGTCCAGATGCTGACTGCTAAAAGGTGACTGCGTGGAACTGATAATTTTCCTTATCGTGTTTTTTGTAGGTGGCGCGATTTACGTTATCGCCACGCCTCCAGCCAGCAAGTTTGAGCGTGAAGAAAACGAACGTCAGAGGTGGAAAGGTGGAAATTAAACTCACAGCTGCACAGGTAGCTGAAATCGTCGATAGCGACGAACGTGTAAAGCAGGCAGTAGTGAGCCTGTACCTGCAGCGCAATATCCCGTCACTGACTATCAGCGACTTGCAGGTGGGCCAGCAGCAGCCGTTACAGACAGCTAAAGCTGGTGGCGGTGGTGCTATTGGTTCACTGACAACGCAACAGATGATGGATGCGTGCAAGGGTGAGTCTGATAGTGATAAACCATTGCTGACCGGAGGCGATTTTTCCCCAGATGCTAATGAGCACGAAATGAGAGAAAAGCGTTAAGCCATTACAGAGCGCTTTCGATGAGAGCGTTCGATAATGCGTTTTATTTTATGCTGAAATGCCAGAGGGTTCAGGGCGAATATCAGCACAAACACGTTGAATTGTGAGTGCTGATTATCGCTAAAAGCCGATCTTCTACGCTGACAGGTAGCATAAAGTTCTAGATTCCGCTGATTGTGATGATGTGAGAAGGCCAGGCAGATCACCATTTCATCCCACACTGTCTCGCGCGCGTATTTTCGCGCACGCGCACGCGCGATATAGAGGGATTTCGGAGATCGAACTGTTGTGGAAATCACAATGGTTGCTTCCGGCATCTACCGGATTTGAAATCCGCCGGTTGCTTCATCCCTCAGATGTGAGGCGTGTTGTAGGGTGGAATTTGGAATCCGACCCTTATCCGTTATCAAGTTCAGCGTTATCCGTTATGACCGGCTGGCTATCCGTTATGAAGGTTAGAAGCAATCAGCAAAAGATTTTGCCGATATGATTAGCCCGGATTTGAAATCCGACCTACAAAAATTTTGTAGGTGTCATCATTAAGGTGATCCCTTTGCTGTCTGGTACATCTGGGATAATCCCACATGTAGACTCAGCTCACACTTGCACGAAAACTAATTTTTAATTATCGCGAATTGTCGGAATCAAAAGATTGTCAGAAACAGGTCACAGAGCGCAAAATTGCGCTATGCAAAATCGACCCTGTTTTATGCACCGTTTATGCAGTGACTTTTTGGCGTTCGAACTGAGCAAACCCACAGAAATGTGGCTTTCATGGTGACGCCGTGGTGAGTGCCTGCTGCAAAGTTCCGATAAGATCTATTATGTTAAATAGAGGCCAAATCCCGTAAGTTATCCCTGTTACTGCAAGCCATTGCCGTGACCTGTGAAGCTGCAAAGGACTGTGCTATAACTGGCTAAACATTACTCTGGGAAGCAACAATGAAAAAATTAATTGGCGTTCTGTTTGTCATGGCGCTGGCCGGTTGTAACACGACACAATCACATCGCAGCCCAATGAACTCCGAACCATTGCCAGCCTCAGCGCCCGCATCGGAGAGAGTTGCGCAGATTAAACAGAGGTGTGAATCGCAGAATCATTTTGAGGGCGATAAGCGCGAAGTTAATTTGTGGTTGTGTGAGTCGGTTAGCGCTATTCAGTCGCAGTTTTATGATGTTGATGCTTACAAGGGTAAGTATTGCGACATCATGATTAAACAGGCAGAAGGTCAAATGCCGGTTGATATAAAAGCGCAGGGTGGCAATCCCGGACTTTGCACGGCAGCTATCAACGTTATCAAAGAAACGATTAAGGCCGGTATATTTCCCACCAGGCCTAAGGCGCTAGGTGACGAAATTAAATTCAGATTCCAACCCCAGTGATTTAAACCAGAAACGACAACCCGCTTCGGCGGGTTTTTTATTGTCTGCAATCCGAGAGGTGAACCAATGCAGGAATTAGAAAACCAGCGTGGCACCCGCCGCCGCCGCAATAACAAAGTGGAAACCCCTGGCGAAAATGAGAGCCAGAATCAGCCAACCAAAGAGCAGGCAGTAGTCACCAGCACGCCAGCGCCGCGCAATGAGACGCTCACAGAGCAGATTGCCGAAGAGGCGCAGAAGGGAAATGTTAACGCTCACCACAATCACAAGCCGAAAATTGGTGATCGTTGGGCTGGCATGGTTTTAACAGAGCACGGCTGGGCCGCTGCTGATTCGAAGGAGTAACAGGCTATGGCAGCAGGTGGCGTAGGCTCATCCGTTGGCGGCGCTGCCGGTGATAACGGTAGTAGCGGCGGCGGTGGTCAGTATGGTGGGCGCACTGGCGGCTTGTTTGGTGGCTCTGTTAGCGGCGTAGGGTTGGGTGGTGCCGGTGGTTCATATGCCTGGAACAACACAACAAGCTCTACAATGACCCTGTTGGGTGGCGACTATGGCGGCAGTTCTGCACAGGCCTACGGTGGTTATACGCAGGGCGGAGCTGCTAGCAGTCAGAACGCAGGTAGCGCCAACAATAGTAATCAGCAAGGTTCCGGCAGTGGCAATGTCGGTACGTTCGCTAACGCGTTCAAGGATCTGACTTATCAGGATGTGCAGGGCCAGATTAACAGCCTCAACCAACAGTTACAGAACCCCCGCTTTAATGGATTTAACAGGGTTGTAGCGCAGGCTAGTCTCAACGCTTTGCAGAACGAAGCTAAGCAGCGCGAACAGGCAGGATTCACATCTGGTCTGGTTGGTCAACGAGCAGCAGGCCAGCCACAAGGCGATAACGGTGCAGCAGCGGCGGCGGCACAACAGGCAGCAGCAGAATCAGCAAGGCAAGCTGAGGCAGCAAGGCAGCAGCGCATTCAGGCCGAAACCGCACAGCGTCAGAGCCTGCAACAGCAGCTTGGCAGCACTGACAGCATTGAAGCCACACGCGATCTGGTCAATCAGATTAACGGACTTGGCTCTGAGGCTGACAACGCATCAGCACTTAACAAGTCTCTGCTCGACTCTGCCAACGCCAGACTGTCATTGCAGACAGAGGCGCAGAAGAACAGCGCAATTGGTTCTGCTCAGTCAACGCAGCAGGCCGCCAGCGCAGCAGCAAACACCGGCCCTAACACAGCGCTCTACAGCAGCAAAATCTCTCAGGCTGTGGGTACTCAGATCAGCCAGGCAGACCAGCAGGCCAACGCTGACGAAGCGGCCCGCATGGGTGGCTATAGCGATACGTCCACTTTCGGCAAGATTAAAAGTGTCGCAAGGGCTGCCCTTGGCGGTCTAACAACCGGCGGGCCAGTTGGTGGTTTGCTCGGTGGTGCCGCAGCGGTATACAGCAACTTTATCAGCGACCGTCAAAACGCATCATCACGCGCCCTGACTACCGGCACAGCAGCATCTAAGGCCGGGATCGGTGACGTGCTGGCGGGCATGGTGAAAGGCGGTATCAGTGGTGCCGCGCTTGGCCCACTTGGAGCGCTGGCTGGATTGGTAGCTGGTGGTGCTATGGCATCCGGCACCGCTCCAACAGCTGACGATCTGAAAGGCGTCAACCCGCTTAACAATGGCGTCACGCAGAACACGAACAGCTATGGACCCGGACAGACACTGGCTAACGGTCAGCGTGTAGGGCAGGGCAACGCCAACGACTACAAACCCGGCAGCCTCGGCTCAGTGTTCGCTGGTGGTGGATTCAATACGGCACCAACGGCAACTGCACCAACTACTGGCACCGGCGGCACAACTACGCCAGGCGGCAACACCGGATCAGCTAACAACGGCATTGATGACCGTAACAAGGCTGGTCAGTCTGCTTTCAGCTCGTTCATTGATGACCTTCGCAAGCGCCAGATGAACAACCTGCTTTACACCAATGCGGGCTGGAACGGCACCAGCGGCACGTCATTGCTCGGTAGGGTTAGCGGATCACAAGGAGCTATCGGCGGTATGACCGGACAGGTTATTTCACAATATGGCGGCGGGCGCTCTCTGCTTGGCGGTGCCTGGTCATTCTGATACAGGAAAATAAGTTTATGGCACAGAACGCAGCCGACATTATCAAAATCTGGAACCAGTCAAAGAGCCAGCGATCGCCGTTAGAGTCGGAATGGCAGCAGGCATATGACCACACCTACCCGCAGTTGGGGCAGGGATTCAGCGGTGTACAGAGCAGCGGAACCGCCAGTGAGAAGAAAGCCGAGTTGCTGGACTCTACCGGCACGGACGCTACCCGCACACTGGCATCAGCGCTAATCAGTGGCATGACGCCAGCTAACAGTCAGTGGCTTAACCTTCGCATTCAGGGGCAGGACGCGATGAGCGCCGCCGGTCACTACCTCAGTCAGTGCGCTGAGATGGTATGGCAGAACATCCACAGCGCGAACTACGACAGTGAGATTTACGGCTCAATGCTGGATTTCTGCGTAGCCGGCAGCTTTGTGCTTTACGTGGATGTTGATCGCGAGCTGGGCGGTTTTGTCTTTGAGCAGTGGCCGCTTGCTGAGTGCTGGTGGTCAAGCAGCAAAGGGAACATCGTTGACACAATATTCCGCGAGCACACGCTAACGGCGGCTCAGGCTTATAGCCAGTTTGGTGAGAAGGCAGGTGAGAAGGTATTAACGACTTACCAGAAAAGCCCACTTGAAAAGGTGCGCTACCTGCACGCTATTGGCCCGCGCCAGCTTTATGCGATGGGCGGTAAGTTAGCCCGCAACAAACCGTTTTACTCGTTCTATATTTCCCTGGCTGATAACTCCATAGTCAACGAATCCGGATTTGATGAGTTTCCGTGCATGGTGCCACGTAGCACCAAAGTACCGGGATGCGAGTACGCAACAGGGCTTGTATCTGATGCGCTTCCAGATATCAAAGAGCTTAATAACCTCAAGCGCTACGAGAAAATCGCCGCTGAAATGGCCGTCGCTCCGATGTGGATCGCCACTGATGACGGCGTGCTTAACCCTCGCACTGTTAAGGTTGGCCCGCGCCGGGTGATTGTCGCCAGTACCGTCGATGCAATGAAACCTCTGGTCACTGGTTCCGACTTCAAAGTTGCATTTCAGTCTGAGCAAACCCTGCAGAACAGCATACGCCGCACGCTAATGGCTGACGTTCTGACGATGGCTAATGGCTCTGGCTCGATGACAGCGACAGAAGTTAACGAGCGCATGAACATCATCAGGCAGCAAATGGCTCCGATGTATGGGCGTTTGCAGGCTGAATTCCTGATCCCGATGGTTGAGCGTTGTTTCATGCTCATGCTCCGCAATAACGCGCTACCGCCACCGCCTGACGATCTGGACGGCGTTAACTTTCACGTTGTCTTTGATAACCCACTGGCTCGGGCTCAGAAGCTGGGGCAGGCATCGGCCATTCAACAGGCAGTCGCGTTTGTCGCTCAGTATTCTCAGGCTATGCCTGGCATTGCTGACAATCTGGATATGGACTCAGCAACACGCGACCTGTTCGCAACGCTTGGCGTGCCAGCCGACATTATCCGAAGCGATGACGATGTGAAGGCAATGAGAAACCAGCGTGAGCAGGTTGCGCAGGCTCAGCAGGCACAACAGATGCAGAACCAGCTAGCGATGCAGGATGCCAGCGAACAAATCACCGCAGCTAACCAACCGGCGGCATAACCATGAACCAACCAACCGATCAGGATTACACAACGCTGTTTGAGAACTGTCCCGCTGGCCCGGAAATTCTGGAGCAGTTGGTAGCTGTTTTCGGCAAAAACCCATACGTGAGCGGCGGGCATGAAGGCGACCGACAGACAGCCTTTAACGCAGGCCAGCTTTCCGTAGTGAATTTCATCCTTAACCGCGTTGATCGCGGACACAAACCACAACCAGTACAGGAAGATAACAATGACTGAAACTACCGATAACGCAGGCGCAGTAGATAACTCAACTGCACAACCTACGCCGGGAGCAGAGCAGCAGAACGGCAATGCTCAGACACTGCTTGGCGGACTCTCACAGACTCAGGAGCAGGCCAGCAACACAGTGTTAGGCAGTGCAGCGACACAGCCGCCAGCCGCTGAGCCAGGCAAGCCAGCGCCGTTTAGTTTCCCTGAAAAGTTTCAGGTGAAGAACGGTGATGATCTGGACTTCACCGCCTCAGCACAGAAGATGTCGGAGGCTTACACCAACCTTGAGAAGCGTTTCGGCGCTGGTGAGGCGCGTCCGTCTGACATCAACGGCTATAAGTTCAGCGACCAGTTTGGCGATGGTTTCGGTGAGCGCTTCATGACCGACCCGGCGACAAAGCCATTTCTCGAAAAAGCTCATGAGCTGGGCCTGAACAATGCGCAGCTTAACTTTATGGTGGGCGAGCTTATCGCCAGCGCACCGTCACAGGCTGAGACTGCAACCGGGTTTTCACCTGACCAGGCGAAACAGGATTTGCAGCAGACATGGAAAGAGCCGTCAGAGTTTAACCGGAACATGGTTGCCGCTGACCGCGCTGCTAAGTTTGGCTTCGGTGATGACTATCAGCGCTGCATTGCTCGCTATGGCAATGACCCGGCAATCATTCGTTTGCTCGCTAAGGTTGGCAGCGAACTGAGCGAGGACTCAATCCGCCTGGGTGGCATGCCTCAGATGTCAGCAGAAAGCATTGATGACCTGATGCGCTCTGACGCATACCGTGACACGAAGCACCCCGATCACCGCCGTGTATCTCAACAGGTGCGCAACTACTGGCAGAAGACTGCCGGAACAGACGAAGTGCATTAATCATTAAGCCCGCTCCAGCGGGCATATTACTCAATCATTTTAAATGTAATTTATACAGTTGCATTTAAAATGCAGTTTGTGTTATATAGCATGCAATGACCACAGCAACCGGCCCCGAAAGGATAAGCCACCTGCTGTACCTCCGCGCCGGGGTTCCCCGATAACGCTTAACAGGTCTGCACGCAAACCCTATTAACGTTTTCGAGGATTACACTATGTCTCAAGATTTCGCTACCAATGGCGGACGGATTACCTCCGCATTCGTTCAGGAATTTCATCGCGGTTTTGAAATTGCCTGCTCTCAGAAAGATTCACGTCTGCAATCAACAGTAACCGATCGCGGCTCTATCACCGGCGCATCTTTCACCGTCAACGATATGGGCATTGTTGAAATGACCGATCGCGGATTTGCTGATCGATTTGGCGATACCGTATGGTCACTGCCAGATGCAGGTACGCGCATTGCAATGATGTCAGATGCTGACTTGTATGTGCCTGTCGAGCCTACTGACGTGCCAAAACTTCTCGCTCAGCCGCAGGGAGAGTATCAGCAGCTTTGTGTTGAGGCGGCTAATCGCAAGAAAGATCGCACAATCTACAACGCTATCCTGGGCGATATTCAGCGCAAGAGCGTAGCAAAAGATGGCACCCCAACTACCGCCGCGCAGTCATTCGCAGCTTCACAGATTTTGTGGGCTCAGGGCGCAGTAGGCACCGGCTCAAGCCCTGCTAAACCCGTAACCAAAAAAGACCTGATCCGCCTTCGTGCTTTGTTCCGTAAAAATGAAGCGGATAGCGAAGTGATTAACCTCACCTACAACAGCGACATGCTGACATCAATCCTGAATGACGGAACCCTGACCAGCGCCGACTACATTTCTCTCGGCCTGCTGCAGGAAGGTGATGTGAAAGGGCGTTGGTTGGGCTTTAACTGGATTCCATACGAGAAGTTGAACGTTGATGCTAACGGATCAGTAACTGCTCTGGCATGGACAAAATCTGGTGTGCATTTTGGTACAGGCATCAACCTCACCGTTGATATTGGCCCGCGCCGCGATAAGCGTAATACCATTCAGATCTCTGCACTGACCTCATACGGTGCAGGCCGATCCAACGAACTTAAGTGCGCTGCACTGAACTTCATGGGCTCTTAATCGCAACTGGTGATTGAACAGGCGGGCATTGCCCCGCCTTTTTTGCATCTGGGGTAAACATGGCGCAGAACAATACCGTTGGCGATGTGAGCCTGTGCAATGAGGTGCTAATCGGCCTCGGCGCTCGACCTATCGCCAGCTTCAACGAAAACACGGACGAGGCATTAGCCTGTTCAAACCTCTACCCAACAGCCCGTGATGATCTGCTAAGCCGCCATGACTGGCCCTGTGCAGTGAAGCGCGTAGCACTATCACCAGATTTAGAACCTCCCGCATTCCAGTACAGCCAGGCATTCACTTTGCCGGGTGACTGCATCCGCGTTCTAGGCGTTTCTGAGACTGGCCCTTTCGCCCGATGGATTGAAGATTACCGCATCGAAAGCGGCAAGATTCTGTGCAACTGCAATCCGATCGGCCTCCATTACATCTGGCGAAATGACGTAGTGGCAACGTGGCCCGCTGGTTTAGTCAGCCTGTTCAAGCTCAATTTGCGCTGGTCACTTTCCTATGCCATTACCAAAGATTCAGGGCTTGAGGAAACGGCGCGCCAGGTATTCATGCAACAGTTGATTCTCTACAAAGGGCAAACGAGTCAGGAGCAGCCAGCGATGGAGTTTGGCGGCGATGGCTTCTACGCATCGAGGTTTTAAACATGGGATTGAACGTTCACCACATTCAGACAGATTTCACCGGCGGCGAACTCGATCCGATGCTGCTTGGCCGTGTGAATGCAGACCGTTACGGCGTGGCCGCGAAAGAGCTAACCAATATGTGGGTTCGCGTTTCAGGTGGTGCAGAGGGGCGTGCGGGCCTTCGCTTTGTGAATAAGGCGCGTGATAACACTGGCGACATCCGGCTAATCCCTTGGGTGTATAACCGCGATCAGTCTTATGTGCTGGAGCTGACGGACAACAAAATGCGCTTCATCCAGCAAGGGCAGTTTGTCACTAAAGCTGACGGCACGATTTACGAGATTGATACCAGCATTCCAAAGGATGCGTTAGCGACAGTGAGATTTGCGCAGTCAGCCGACACCATGATATTTGCGCATCCAACCTTTGCCCCGAAAAAACTGGTGCGCAATGATCAGCTCGACTGGAAGATGACAGCGGTAACGTTTGAAGTTATCCCGTTCGATGAGCTGAGTAACTCACCTACCGGATGGGCGGTGGTCGCCAATAATGACTATGTGGCGCAGTCCACAACGGTAACGTTGAAAGATGGGCCTGACAATAACAACTACTCAGGTGCCGGCTTTACCAGCGACATGGTAAACAGCTACGTTCGTGTGTATGACGGGCTCTATAAAATCACCGGAGTCACCAGTAAGTCAGTAGCACAGGTGCAGATTCGCACACTGATGACGATCGCTCCGACCAAAAATGACAGTACCGGGAAGACGTGGCCGCCAGCACCAGTTGATAACTGGAAAGTGTTAAAGGAAATGTGGTCTGACACGCTCGGTTGGCCGTCCTGCGTTTGTTTCCATCAACAGCGCCTTGTGTTCGCAGGCTCCAACAAATACCCGCAGTGGATATGGGGAAGCGGCATTCGCCAGTTCTATAACTATGAACTCGGCTCCCTCGGCACATCAGCCTGGGCTTTCCAGTTGGACAGTAACCAGATTAACCCGATTCTCCACCTGTTCAGCATGAATGCCCTGATAGCTCTCACGTCGATGAACGAATTCCTGATCACCTCATCAACAGGGGTAATCACGCCGACATCGGTAAACGTGCGTTGCCCTTCTGAGTATGGTGCAAACCCGGTTTTACCCGTCCGCATGGCTACCGATCTGCTTTACCTGCAGCGCGGTTCTCACAAGCTTCTGACGCTCAACTACGACCCGGACAACCAGACCGGTTACACAGTGAATGAGCTTAGCTTGCTGGCAGAGCACATGCTGGAATCTCCGATCGTGGATATGACCGTGCAGGCGCAGCCCCGCAACCGTATTCACATGCTCAGGCTTGACGGGCAGATGGTGACGCTAACGGTTAACAAGCAGGTAGGCATCGCCGCATGGTCAAGGGTGGTAACAGACGGAAGCTTTTTATCGTGCGCCACAATCCCGCGTGAGGACGGTACAGACGACACTTATGTGGCAGTGGTGCGGGAAATCGGCGGAACTCCACAGGTTTACATTGAGCACTTCCAGGAAGGCATTTATTCAGACTCAGCGCTGGTGGGTGCCATCGAGAAAGAAACCGATCCGCCGCAGCAGAAATGGACAAAGCTGGAACACCTGGAAGGCAAAACGGTTGCCATCGTTGCAGATGGTTCAGTGCAAACTCAGCAGGTGGTGAAGGATGGCGCGGTAACACTGGCGCGACCAGCAAGGCAGGTTGTTATCGGGCTGCCTTACACGCCACGGCTAATCATGCTGCCACCAGAAGCGCAGATGCAGACCGGAACAATGCAGGGTAGCAAGGTTGCGCTCAACCGGCTTCGCATCCGTATCAACGACACAACGGGCATGATGATTAACGGCCAGCAGGTTCCTTTCCGTAAATTCGGGCTCAAGGTTCTGGATCAGCCTTCACCGCTTTACAGCGGAGACATCGACTGGAATGTGGTGGGCTGGAACAACACTGAAACCATTATTGAACAACCGCAGCCGCTGCCAATTCATGTACTGGCCGTGGTTCGCTCACTGACGGTAAATAACTGATGAGTCTATTTGGTAGCGTTGCCGACGCGATCGGCTCCGTTTTCGGTGATAAAAGCTGGACGGATATTATTGGAACCGGACTGAAAGTTGGCGGCTCGCTACTGAGCAACCACGCGCAAAGCCAGGCATCACAGGCGCAGTATCAAAATCAGTTACTGTCAGCAGACAGTCAGCTTGTGCAATCCACAGCTCAGCTAAGGGCAGCGGCGGCAGAACAGCAAGACGGCGTTTATAAGCAGATTGAGTATAACCGGCTGGCGCAGGAGGCGAGAGAAAACGCCGCCCGCGCCACGGCCACCGCAGCTCAGAAAGCATACCTCATCCGCAGGCAGGGTAAGGAAACAGCAGAGAATGCACTTGCTGGTTATGCAGCATCCGGCGTTGTCGCTGGTACTGGTACGGCGGCTTACGTTCCGGCATTCATCAATGGCCGCGCTGGTGAGGATGCATTCAGCGCTTTTCAGGAAGGGCAGGATTCCGCAGATCAGTATTCTCGCCAGGCTGATGCATACATTAACGCGGGCAATCAGGCACGAAGCGCCAGCGATACAGCCGCCGCCGGAATCCGTGAACAGGCAGATGCATTGAGCCAGCTTTCGGCAGCAACACGCAACATCGCAGGGCAAAACTACCAGTCAGCCAAAACGAGCGGGTGGGCGAGTCTGCTGGGTGCGGCAGGCAGCATTGCGTCTCAGTGGAAATAAGGAAAGGCTATGCAAATCAATCTCGGTGACTTTGGCAATCGCGTTGCTAATCTGAATCCCGTCCATACAGATAACCCCGAAGCGCTGGCAGCACCGCAGGCTGAAAAGCAGGCAGCGCAGTCAACCATGCAGGCACAGAACATCGTGCAACAGGGTTTGCGTGACCAGTCACAGGCTGCTGCAAATCAGGCTCAGGCTGGCGTGCAGTTAGGTAACACCATTGCCGGGATCGGCTCTGACCTCGTTCAGTATTCGCAAAATCTCGCCCGCCAGAAAGCTGAGCTGCAATTGCAGGATTATCAGACCTTTAAGCAGGGTGTGATTGAAGGTGTTAACGCTAAAGTCCAAAGTGGTGAGCTGGACAGCACCGGGATTCAGCAGGCTTATCAGGAAGGCATGAAGGGCTGGCAGGGTGAGCAGATTCAGGATCTGACCAACAGCGATAACATGCGTCTGCAAAAAGGTATGTCTGTTGTAAACCGGCAGGGCGATCACGCCATTAACTCGCTTTATGCTAAGCAACTTCATGTTGAAGGTGTTAATGCGCTGGAACAGACAGCAGCTAACTACACTCAACAGATGATGCAGCCAGGCGCTGACGTAACCGCTATCAGTGGTCAGATTGATGAGCTCTACAACCGGCCCACTACAAAGGCACTTTTGGGTGCGTCATGGGCTAACCAGTATCAGGCGGCGAAAAAGAATCTCGCCACAACCTTCTACAGCTCTCAGATTGAAGCCAACAATGACAACAACGGCGCGTTGAGCACGCTCAAAGAGGACATCAATAACAGCGCCGCCAAAGGCGTTCTTGACCTCCAGACGCGCACGGCGTTGTTTAACACCATCGATACTAAGCTGGCCCGCAACGATGCAAAAGCTATCGCGGCTCAGAATCATGCTGACGCGCTGGCGACCCGCCGAGAGGTTGCCGCCGTCCACGCTGATGACCAGATGCAACAACGAGTGGCGCGTGGTGAGATTCCTACCGATGAAGAGTGGCAGCAGTTTGCACAGAAAACAGATGGCACAAGCGTAGCAGGGCAGGCACCTGCATTGCAGTCCACCATGAAGGATGTGCAGGTTGTGTTACGTATGCCTACAGCAAATGCACAGCAGCAGCTTGACGAGATGAAAATAAAGCTGGATCAGAATGGCGGCACCAAAGAGCAGTATCGCTATTTCGATACACTGCAACGCACAGTGGATCAGCGCCGTGCTGATGTGAAAAACAACCCGCAGGCAGTGGCCGCAGTTGATAGCGGGCAACCATTACAGCCGATTAATTTTGCGACAGCACAGGATAATCCCGGTGCGATTGGTCAGGTTCTGCAGCAGCGGCTCCAGGCAAGCCAGGCACTGGTGCAAAAGGAAGGCCCTACCGCCGGAAAGTCATTGCTGACGCCGCAGGAAAAATCAGACCTCACCGCCGTTTATCCAAAAATGTCCGCCGATCAGCGCGTGCAGTTCTGGCGCAACATGAATGCCAGCGCTGGTAACGAAGCCACAACGCGACTCGCAAAAGATATTGGCGGCGATGCCTTAACGCTGCAGGTTGTATCCGCTCAGGCTAATACCCCTAACGGGTACAAAGTTGCAGAGGCAATTGAAAAAGGCACAACGCTGCTTAACCCGCCAGACGGTCAGGCGAAGATGAAAACCATCAAAGCCGAGGATGTTGCACGCTCTATCAAGGATGCCTACCCGAGCCTTAACCAGACGCAGATCCAGCGTCTTGTGCCGGTTATGCAGGCTTATCACGCGGGAACAGGTAAGCGTGATGATGCCAGCAGCCTTGACAGTGACGACATGCACGCGGTGATCGGCAGCCCGGTAAAAGTGTTTGGGGCGCAAATGGTTTCACCGCCGGGCATGGATGGCGAGCTGTTCATACGCAGCATGCAGTCCGGGATTAATAAACTGCCAGGCGGTGATGCGGCTAATGTGCGCAATCATCTGAATGATGGCAGCTACACATTTATTCCCGACGCGACTGGCAACATGCGGCTGATTAACAAAGATACTCAGCGTGCAGTGACCGTCAGCGGGCGTCCGTTTGTAGTGGAGCTTTCACGATGAATATTCTGTTTGACCAGGCAGAAAATGATGCAGTAGACAACAGCGGCACGGAGCCCGTATCCAAAGCCGCGCCGGGTTGGTTTCAGGGAACCGGTAATGAGCTGGGCCGTGGTGTAAAAAATATCGGTATCTTAGGAGAGAGGCTTGCTGGTCAGGCCGACAGCACAGCAGCGGATGCGCTGGGAGTGAACCGCTACGTTAACCGCGATGGCAGCGTTTCGAAAATTCACGACATTGACCCGACTCCGCCGGAAAAGTTACCGCAGTTTGAAAAGCCAGACGCTGATAACAGCGGCGCGGCGGCGATCATCCTCGGCGACTTAATGCAGAGTGCACCAGTCGTTGCCGGTGCGATTGTTAACCCGTTAGCAGGCTTTGCCGCTGGCGTGGCGTCAGGTGCGGCACACGCTCAGGACGAAGCCGCGAAAATGGGCCTCAGTGGTGAGGCAGCCAAAAGCTATTCTGCGATCAGCGCACTCTCAGAAGGTATCGGCGGTGCGATGCCTGGCATTGGCGGGATAGGTGAGCGTGCGCTGCTAAAATATGGCTCACGCTTTGTTACTGGTGGTGCTGCTAACCTTGCGCTGTCAGAGACGGATCACTGGTCACGCGCCGCTGTCCTTGATGCTTATGGCTACAACCAGCAGGCCGCACAACTGAGGCAGTGGGACACTCAGCAGGCTATGGCATCCTTCATTATGGGCGGATTCTTTAACCTTGCTGGTGGTCAAGCGCGTGACCGTGACGCTACGACATCGCCAGAAATTAACGCTGATCGGTCTACAGAATCACCAGCACTTAATCAGGAAGCTACTCAGCCACTGGCGCAAACCACCGAACAGATGCCATCTGGAAACGCTCTGTCGCTGGATTCACAGCAACCTGACAATCCACAACCTGACTTTACACCGCTGGATGGTTACCGCCTCACCCGGGGTGATGTGAAGACTGCCAAATCTGACATAGCCAATGCACAGCGTCACCTCGACCGACTCGAAGCAGAGCGGGCAGATGTACTCGCTAACGCACCTACAGGAAGTGGCAAGGCGCTGTCTGAAGCCAGAAACACACAGAGCCAGCGGCTGGCGGAAATAGAGCAGCAGCGCCAGCTATCACAGCAGGTTTATGACAGCGCGGCGGCAAAGCTGGATTCGCATTATGCGTATGGCAGGCAGCGGATAGATGCACTGAATGCTGATGCAGCTATGCACACAGTTCTGCATGACAACTACGTGACTGAATCAGCGCCCGGCCTTGCGGTTGACTCGCTTTCAGAAAGCGCCCATGTCAGAGCAATGGACAGCGCAATGCAGTCCATTCATACCGGTAAGCCAGTGGATGTTATGGATCACCTCGGCGACGAAAACACGTTTCTGGTGCATGGCGATTTGAGCGCAGGCGCAAGCGAACGTCAGGCGCTGGCCGGTGACATGCAACGCCGAATTGACAGCACAATGCAGGCGGCAGACAGCCAGACGCTTCCTGTTAAATCTGATGCTACGCCAGCGCCTGGAGTAATCAGTAGCGAAGTCGCAGCGCCGTTTGAAATGCTTCGCGCTCAGACGGATGCACTACGCGAAACTCATCCTGAACTGGCTGATGCTATGGCACCTCACATTGATGCCCTTGAAGCAGAGCACGCCTTATCTACAGCAGAAGCACAGCAATATGACATTGCCGCCGCTTGTGCGCTGACCTACGGACAGTGATATGAAACCACAATGTATACAGGCTGTTGAGGCTCATTTGTCAGCGATTCACGGCAAGCCGGTAAAACTGAGCGAGGCCGCTATTGCCCGTATTGATTCCCGTATGCATGAGGCTGCTAAAGTGCTTGGCCGCCGTGATCGTGCGGCGTGGCAGGCAATGACCTCGGACGAGAGAACGTTGGCGATCGGAAAATGGGTGCGTGAGCAGGAACAGATTCAGGCAGACAGTCAGGCCCGCACAAAACTCCGCCAGTTGACAGCGATCAGTGATGCGGCAAAGCGACTCAATACCTTTGCTGACGCCCGCCCGGACAAAGCTGGTAAGTGGGGGAAATCCCTTATCGATTTGCTGGAAGGCGTGGACAACACCTTGCGCGGGGCTGAGCAGGTTGCCGTCCGTGGTTTTGGCGAACTGCTTGATAAAGCGCGTGTCGGTGGTTTTTCTCTCGACTTCGGTAATAAGCGCAGCAATGCATTTTTTGATGATGTGGTAAGGGAGATTTACGGCCACAACACAGGAAGCGCAGAGGCACAGAGGTTTGCACAGCAATGGTCTGATGCGATGGAAGGTTACCGGCAGGCCCGCAACCGCGCAGGCGGCACCGTGGGTAAACTGGATAACTATGCGCCACAGTTTCACGATCCTACCGTGATGCAGCGTGCGGGAAAACAGGCGTGGGTAACTTTCATGATGAAGAACCTTGACCGCCGCCAGTACCTCAGCGAAGCCGGTAATCAGTTGGATGATTTAGCCCTTGAGGGTGTAATCAGCCACATGTACGAATCCATCGTTACCGATGGCGTGAACAAAATCAAACTGGATGCTCAGGGGCTGGCAGAGGATGCGGCAGCTGGATTTGGCTCAGCTAACGTTGCCCGCATGCTTAACGATAGTCACCGTGAAATCCACCTTCGTGATGCTGACGCTGTGATTGAGTACAACCGCCAGTTTAGCGATCGCTCTCTTGGTTCATCATTCTTTAGTCACCTGACTGGCGCAGCGCGTGACGTTGCGCTGATTAACGAACTCGGGCCTAACCCCGGCACCACGTTTGCCACGCTCAGAGATACGGCGATTAAGAAAGACAGTCAGATGCCTGGCGTTAAATTTGATCGTCATGGCGAAGTGGAAAGCGCCAAGCGCGGTCTGTTTGGGCCAGAGGCTTATTTCCGCCAACTCGTCAGAGATAATCAGGACTTTACCCGCATTGACCGCATCAGCAGTGCGCTGACCGCTTATCAGGCCGCTACAAAGCTCACCAGTACGGCAATGCGGGCACCCTTTCAGGATACGCCTGGCATCCTTTTGAACATGGCTGACGTGGGCCAGTTGGGTAATATCGGAACGATAATGCGTACCGCATTCAGCCCTAAAGAGGCAAAACGGTTTGGCATTGGTGCAGAGGTTGCTTTACAGGCGGCGCGTGAAGGCAGTGAGCGCATCATGTCGCAAGGCCGGTTGAACGCCGGAAACATCATGTCACGCTACGCACAGGCGACAATGAAATATACGTTGTTGGATGCATGGACAAACGCCGCCCGCCGTGCCGGTCAAACTTCGCATGCGCTGGCGCTCGGAGAGTGGTCACAAAAGCCGTGGGACAAGCTGACAGAGAGCGACAGGGGATTGCTCAACAACGCAGGGATAACCGATGCAGACTGGCCTCACATCATGGCTTTACCGCGTGAGGAATTGCGTGGTCTGCCAATTCATAACGTTGATGACGTTGTATCGCTGGGCCTTACTGCTGATGACTCCTTGCGCCTGCAATCGCGCATCATGGGCTTTATCCGCATGGGTGGCGACATCGTTACATCCGAGCACAACATCACGGCTCAAACACTGATGAGTGCTGGCGGTCGCACTAACGCCCTGACCAAACAGGTAATGCTTTTCAAAAATGCTGGGGCAATTCAGACGGCGCACATGCTTGAACGTTTGGGGCGAAAATCAGGCAGTACAAAAACCGGCTATATCGCGGCGACAGCGGCACTTTCTGCTGGTTTCGGTTACATGGCTCTGGTGGCGCAGGCGGTAACGAACGGTCAGAACCCGCCGCCGCCTGATGACTGGCGCACGGTTGGTAAAGCAATGGCCGTTGCTGGTGGCTTCGCTATGGTTCAGGACTTAATCACCAGCATGTATGACGCGGCCAGTGGTGACAACAGCGGACACAGCTCCAGCGCTGTACCCATTTTTGGCGACATGGCAACGCTCGGCAAAATTGCTTTCACGTCAGAAAGCGACCCCGGCAAAGCCGCTTATATGGCAATCCGGTTTGGCCGTCAGCAGATAGCCCCGCTGAATTACTGGTACACCAAAGCAGCGGTAGATCACCTTTTCTTTAATGACGCAGCAGAAGCGCTTAACCCTGGCTATCAGAAGCGATTACGGAAGTACGCTGACCAGAAAGGGCAGCAATATTTCTATGACCCGTCAGGCACTGGCGGCGCTTCGTTTGGCTTCGGGCAGTACACAAAACCTCTGGGAGAATAATTATGAAAGAACCACGCCGCCAGAAAGAAGTGACAAAGGATTTGTGCGACCTGGCTGATCGCCTAACGGAAATTGCAATCACCGAGTGTGATGTAACTCAGTGGCCTGGTCATGGCAAGGCAGTTACTGAAATGACCAAAGAGGAACGAGGTGATCGGTACTGGTCTAAACAGAACGCCACAGCCACTATCACCCTGATTAAAAACCTGCACAACCTGGTAAGTCAGCGTGAGGGTGGTCAGAAAGACCGGATGAACGCTAACCCTAACGCCGCTGATGTAGAGGAAACGGTAGAACAACAGGCGGCGCGTGCAGAGCGCGAGGCGAAAGCGGCTATTAAGAAAGCCATGAATGCGGCGAAACACTAATGAGCGGCAAGGTAGGGTTTGGTGCCTTCTATCTGATGTGGGCGCAGCGCATGAAATGGGACGTACCGGCCATTCACTGGATCACGATTGACTGGCTGGAGAGCCGCGGGGATTTAGCTGTATTGCGCTGCTTTCGTGGCTTTGGCAAATCGACAATTATCGATGTTTATTTTGCCTGGAGGATTTACCGCAAACCCGAGTGGCGCATCCTTCTCCAGTCTGAGTCCGATCCTAGCGCTTTGAAAAACAGCCGTGACACTCAAAACATCCTTCGAAATCATCCGCTGACACGCGGGCTACTTGAGGATACGGGAACCGTAGAGAACTGGTGGACACATGAGGGTAAAGATAATGACCCGCGTAACCCTCAGTTTTTTGCCAAAGGCGTGCTTTCAAACGTAACCGGTGCCCGCGCAGATGAGATCGTTAATGATGATGTCGAGGTGCCGCGAAACGTTACAAAGCCAGAGCTAAGGGAAAAGCTACGTTATCGTCTGGAGGAGCAGACGCACATCGCGGTGCCCGGTGCCAAAAAGCTATTTATCGGTACGCCTCACGCCTTTGATTCACTGTATGACGATGAGGAAAGCAAGGGTGCCGACTGCCTTACCATCCCGCTATTCAGGCAGGATCACCGTATAGAAGAGGCGAAAGGTCAGGTTAGTTTTCCGATTGAGTTTGAGCCTGTCTACGTTTTCAGCGGTATTGGGAAGGGTGCCGCGCTACTTAGGTCAGGAGTCGATTACCAGTACCGCAACGGCGCTATCTCATTTGCCAACCCGCCAAAGTCAGTCATTGATTGCTATGGCGATTCAGCGTGGCCAGAGCGATTTAATGAAGCCGAGCTACTCAAACGCCGCCAGCAGACGCGAACACTTAACGGCTGGGATTCTCAGTATCTTTTGCGCTCACGCCCGGTTCATAAACTCAGGCTGGATCCCGATCGCCTTCGTGAATACAACTGCGAAATCGTGTTTAAGCGGGCCAATCAGGTCACAACCGCCTTTCTCGGCGGTGTCCAGCTTACCGGGGGATCGTGCTACTGGGATGTTTCTACCGGCAAGAAGAAGGCTGATGCGTCAGCGGTCAGTCTCGTTCTGCAGGATACGCGAGGCAACTACTACTGGCATGTTTGCGATGGGCTAGAGGGCGATCTTGCGTTGTTTGATGACGGCGGGCAGATATGCGGCGGGCAGGTATGGCAGTTGAGGCAAATGATTATCGACTACAACATCCCCCGCGTGACAGTCGAGGTAAACGGCCCCGGCTCATTTGCTGGAAAACTACTCAGGCAGGCGGTTAAGGGGCTTCGATGTGCAGTAGTCGAAATCACCGTCACCACAAACAAGCAGCAACGCATCCTGGACGGCATTGAAGGCCCGCTAACATCTGGCGTGTTGTGGGCTCACACCCGCGTTTTGGATGGCCCTCTCTATGAGCAGATGAGGGAATTTAACCCAATGCTGACAACGCAGGATGATGACTTTCTTGATAGCGGTAGCGGGGCGATACGTGAGCAGCCAGTTAAGATCGGCAATGTTCAGCATGACAATCCGGTGCGCGGTCACGGCGACAGCTGGCGGCAGACGCACGGCACCTATGAAACTGAAACGGAGTATTAGACATGAGCGTACCGGCGCAAGTACCAATTAGCGGCCCATATATCGCCAACGGCAGCACAACACAGTTTGCGTATAAGTTTTACCTGTTGTTCGCTACTGACATGCAAGTATTTGTTGGCGGCTCAAAGAAAACCCTCAATACCGATTACACAGTAACTGGCGTAGGAAATAGTCAGGGCGGTAACGTGGTTTTTGTTACCGCGCCGGCTAATGGCCTTGAAGTCCTGATTAAACGCGCAACACCTTACACGCGGCAGACGGACTATGCAGATAATGGCGATCTGCTGGCTGATGTTGTCAACGATGACTTTGACCGAATCTGGCTTGCCCTGCAGGAAATAAACGCCAGTTTTTCAAGCTCAATCAGCAAGCCGGTTGGCGGTAACTGGGATGCGCAATCATTACGCATTACAAATGTTTCCGATGGCACGCAACCGCAAGATGTGGCGACACTTAACCAACTTAATGTTGTAAATGATTCGGCAGGGCAAAGCGCTAAAGCAGCGGCCAACAGCGCAACGGCAGCGAAAACAAGTGAAACCAACTCGGCATCAAGCCAGCAAGCGGCAGCCGCCAGCGCCAGCGCAGCATCCGTATCCGCGAGTAATTCCAGCGACAGCGCAAACCTGGCTCAGAAATGGGCCGCTAACCCTGTCGGAACGGAAGTGACAGCGGGGAAATACTCCGCGCTTCACTATGCATCTAAAGCGAGCGATAGCGCTGCAGCTTCCAGCACGTCAGCAACAAACTCATCAACCTCAGCCACTAACTCAGCAAACTCAGCCGCCGCCGCTGCAAACTCAGCAGCAAGTGCAAAATCGGACGCTGACCGGGCACAGACTGCGAACCCGGACAATCAACTTAAGAAAGCTAGCAATCTTAGTGATGTGGCTGATAAGGATACAGCCTGGAAGAACCTGGCTAAGTACGGAACGGCCGCAAATACCGCTGCGCAAGGCAATGATATTCGCCTGGGAACACTTGACCAGAAAACAGGAGGAACCATATCGAGCGCGGTTAGTGTGCAAATGACAAGCTCAGATGATTTCTCTTTCCCAATGACTCTGCGCAGAAGCCAGTTTATTGCTGCTCAAAACGTATGGTTTGGCGGTGGTATCAAGTTCCAGTTTCGTGCTGATTTAGCAAATGAGGGCGTTGATATGTACGCTCAGCGAAATTCTAACGGTGAGCGGCTTTTCTATCAGCGCACTTTTAACGGTGATGGCAGCGTTGCATCGGTTTATTCGTTCAGCAGTAACGGCAATTACAACGCTTACAATGGCGCATTTATCAACGGATCTGATGAGCGTATTAAATACGATATCAACGTAGTTGATAACCCACTTGAAAAAATGAAACTGCTGAAAGGTGTAACTTACCGGCTCAAGTCCAATAATTCTTTTGGTATGGGATATATCGCACAGGACGTGGAGGCGGTATGGCCTGACGCAGTTAGTCACTCTGGCTTTGATCAGACGATGCCTGATGGTAGTGTCGTTAAGGATGTAAAAGGTATTAGTGCAGGAAACATAGCTGCAGCACTTCACCATGAGGCTATTCTCGCGCTCATGGCAAAGGTAGAAGCTCTTGAGGCTAAATTTAGTCCTTCAGCTTAAAGCGCATTTCAGTCAACAAACCTGATGCCGGGGTGACTCTCCCCGGCGTCGATCGCATCAGCACATTTCAGCAATTCCTCTGCCAACATTCTCGCCATATCCGCTCGCATACTGATTGTCATATCCGGAAATTGTTTCGGATCAGGTATGTGTCCCGCCATTGAGTCCTTCATGGACAAGTCAACAATAACCAGCCTTCCCAACGCACTATAAATAGTGTCAAATCCGGTCAACTCCGCCATGCTTCCAACGTTCGATTCAATCTCTTTGGTCAT